CGTTCTCGGAGCGAACTGGGCCGTTGAATGTGGTATTTGCCATGATTTTTTCCTCATGCGGTTAAGGTGTATCTGTCTGCATGACGTCGGCCCGGAGCCGTCAGATACACCGGAAAAGTCCGGGAGTGGCTGCAATATACAGCGAAAGAAAAAGGGGCACAAGGCCCCTCTCTCTAGTTTGCTCAACCTTTTAGGTCGAACCGGACGAACCAAACATGCCCAGCGGATCAGACCAGCCGAACGAATAACGCTCGCGGGCCTTGTAGCGGACGTTGCCGGTGTCGAAGTCGCCGTCCATGCTGTTAGCCAGCGGGGAACGAACGAAGTGCTTCATGCCGTTAGGAACGTCGGTCGTGAGGAACCAAGCGTTGTTGTCGGTCAGGAAGTGGTTCTGGGTGTAGCCTTCCGGAATAGAACCGTTGCTCTTGAGGGCGTTGATGTCGTTGTCGGCAGTACCAACACGCAGCTCGGTTTCGAGCAGGCGGGTAGCAACGAATTGCAGTGCCGGGGGAACAATCAGCTTCTTCGGCTTGGCAGCGATCAGCAGGCCACGCTCATCCGTCCAAGCGGCGATCTGAATAACGGCGGCTTCCAGAGAAGTCTCGTTCAGGTCAGCTTGGGTAGAAGGGGTGTTGCTGTTGGTCGCGCCGTTGACCAGCGGGTGGGACGCGCTGAACAGAGCAACGCCGTCACCGCCGACATAAGCAGCAGAGAAGCCGTTGTTCAGAACCGCAGCAGCTTTGACCTGCTTGGTGTACGCCATAGCACGAGCCAGACCCTTGGTATAGCGAGCCGCGAGCGAATCGTACAGGTTGTCCTCAATCGCCTCTTCGGTGATTGCAAAGCCCATAGCGATGGTCTCGTGGTTATACCGGGTGGTCCACGCTTCTTGCGCGTTGTCGTAGGCGATGGCAGAGCCTTCGGCCTTGACGGGCGCGGCGCTGAAGCCGGAGAGTTTCGTCTCCTCTTCGAAAGAACGCTCGGAGGTCTCGGTCTCGTAGATCTCTTTGTGTTCTTCGCCGTAGCGGGAGTACTCCAAACCAAACAAAGCGTTCAGGCCCGGAAGGAGTTCCTTCAAAAGTTGTGCGCGTGAAATTGCCATTTTGAATTACTCCTTAGGCGGTGGTGGAGCTGTAGTAGCCATGCACCAACAGGTTCATCTTCACCAGAATTTCTGGGTACTGGGTGAACACAATGGTGGAAGCTGCCGGGATGTCAGTGCCGGAACCAAGCACGTTCGGCTGAGCGTTGATGGTCACCGAGGTGGCGCCAGCGGTAGCAGCAGCAGTAACAAACGAGCCGGTTTGGATAACCTGACCGTTGGAGGCAAGGTAAGCCACATCAGTACCAATTGGAATGGCAATGGGCAAACCAGAGCCAGTCAGGGTAATGGTGGTGCTAGACGAGCTGCCAGTGGCCGACGTAGAAATGGCGGTATCACCAACAACACCAACGCAACGAACCGGGAGGATCGAAGTGACGGGGGTGGCGGTGGGAGCCAGAACTGCGTTAGCAGAGTTGCCGGTGCTCAGGCTAGACGACACAGAGGCGTTGTTGACCATCGACAGGTTGGTGCCGACCATAGCAAACGCGCCAGAAGCAACAACCGTCGTGGCCGAGCAAACAACCGCTTTGAACACGGTGTCCGGATCGTCACAAACAATTGCCTGCGCATCGCCAGACAGCGTGGAAGCGGGCCAGAATTGCTGGAATTGCTTCTGCCTGGTAACTGGGTTGGTGAAAGTCACGCCCAAGAAAATACCAGTAACTTGGTTGCTACCGGTGCCGGTGGTCACAGCTGCGCGGGTAACAAAACCACGCGACAGAACTACGAAATCTCCATAAAAGATGTTCGTAGCGTAACCATACTGAATGGGCAGGCTGCGGGTAGAACCAGCAAAAACCTGACCGCCGATCAGATTGATCGGTTTCAGCCCGTAAGGGGCTGGAATTTGCGGATAAGGCATTTAAGACTCCTAAAATTTACGAACCTTTACCAAAGCTCGACGTGGACTTCCGATCGTTGAAGATCGGCATCCTCGGGTCACTTTGGCGCATGAGGTTGTTGTCTACAGCCAGCGTTTGAGCATCAGTTTGACGTTGAATGTGCGCATTGCGTTGTTCAACAAACTCAACCGGAGTTTTGCAGAGCAGCAACCCACCAATCTCAATGTTGCCGGAGAACCGGCTATTGGGATCGACGAGCAGTTTGAATCTGGGTTGTTCCTCAACCTGAACCGGCTCCCAACCCTCACGCAATTTGGACGAGAGGTTACGGGGGTCAGCCGAGTTCAATGTCGAGACACGAATCCAGCGGTATGCAAAACCGGGTTGCTTGTCTGGTTCAGGCAACAACTCGGCGGGCGCCCACTGCCGGGGACGCTCAGCTACCGCACGTGTTTCAAGTTCTCTAGCGAGACGATTTTCAGCCATTTCGGGCCTCCTTCATAAACTCCTTCACATATTGCTCCGGAGTGATGCCCAGTTTTTTGATCAAACCGAGCTGGCTCTGACGCAGACGCACTTTTTGGGGTGACGTGCTACGGGTTGCCGGGGCCACTACAGTTGCGGGTTTTGGTCGCGCCTGTTCGCGGCTGCTTTGTTCTTCTTCCTCGTCGCCAAAGGCTTCGGGGAATCGTTTACGCATAGTTTTGTCCAATGCGCGGTAGTACTCATCAGACCCAACGCTAACGCCGTTTTCCTTCAGCTCTTCGTGTAAGCCAAGGGCATACGCCGTCATGCTTCGATTTGCCCCAAACCACGAATTACGTTCTTGCCACGCTTCCGCTTTTGGGTCAACTCTTGGCGCTTGTTGGACTGGTTGAGCGAGTTGTACTTCAGATTTTTCCTCTTGTAAAGAGGGTAATTTGAAATTTTGCGCCTGCATAAGCCGCAAACTTGCGGTTTGCATAGCCTGCTGGGCTTCAACCAATCGGTCAGAATCCCCCGCATCATAGGCTTCTTTATACGCACGTTTGGCGTTATCCAACTCCATTTCGGCGTTGCTTTTGATGGTAGAAGCGTATTCTTTTTCACCCTCCGTAAGGATGGTTTTAATCCGCTTATTTTCCTCCATCAGCCGCTGGGCAACGGACAAGGCTTCCTGTTGCTCACGCAACGCGGCTTCCTTTTCCCGGCGCTCGTCGTGCCAGACTTTGCGCATCTGTTTGAGTTTTTCCTTGACGGCATCGTCATAGGAATCAAGCTCGTCTTTCTCCAGTTCTTCAACCAGAGGCTTGGGCATCGGGGTTTTATTGCGATCTTCGGGCGGCGTGTCGTCCTCAATCTCGATTTCAATCTCGGGCGATTCCTTACCTTTGGCTTTAATTTCTTCCTGCTCGTCAGGAAACTTGAACTCGGTTTGCTCAAATTTAGGCATTTTGTGCTCCTTTATTTGCGCTTGATACCACGGGGATCTTCTACAACCCCTTCGACAGTATCGTCATTAATGATGCGGAATTCTCTTCCATGAATGATCAAACGCGTGCCGCTGTTGGGGCGGACCAGCACAAAATCACCCTTCCTACACCAAGGCCCGGTGGGGAACTTGGCTTTGTCTACGTAGCAATCCGGACCTAGCTCGACAACGAATAGCACCGTGGTCAATATCTCTTCAATCCGAACAGTTTCATCGGATTTAATCAACCCGATTTCGCTGTCTTCAAATTGCTTTTCTACCTCGGGGATGGCGCACAGGATTTTGTATCCACTGGGTTTTGGGAGTTGTCGTGCCCGCTCTTCTGACGTTGCGTCAAATTTGTAGGCTCCCACAACCTGCGGGTTGCTGGCGTCTGTAGCCAGCAGGATTCCATCACTCATCCAAATTCTCCAATCGGTCTTGCAGGTCTTTGATTAGGGCACATGCGGCTTCAAGACCACGTAACTGACCGCATGTGTACTTGTACTCCTCAAAGTTGATACACGCCCCGCGTGAAAGGGCGTCGGAGAGCCTACCCATGCGCTCCGTGTACTCCTCTAAGAGGTACTCCAAGTTCTTGTCCATCATTCACCTTTCGTCGGTTTGGGAAGTTGCCGCAAGCTCTGCCGCTCGTTTTGTGCGCGGCCCTGCTCTTCATGGCTCTTGTTGGACAAGTGTTTGAGCACGTCCACGCTGAGCTTTGCCATCAGATCTTCTCGGTTGCTGCGCGTTTCCGCGAACGCTTTGACAGCGTCAATCTGGATCCGTTTAGCGTCCGTCTGCTGCTGCGCTGCGATGCGGTCGCGCTCGATCTGCTGCTGCGCTGCTTTGAGCGCCATGTCAGTCTGATCTTTAGCCGCCTTGCGCTGCTGTTCAGCCGCCTTGATCTGCAACTCTTGCTGCTGCAACTGCACCAGCGGGTCCTGCGCTTTCTGCTGCGCTTGCTGGGCCTGTACCTCTTGCGAGTTTTTACCAAGCAGCCGCTGCGCCGCTTGCGCCAGCATCGGAGCCAACCGCGCCTCGACTTCCGGATCCATCGGTACAGCCTCGCCGTTCTCATCCGTTTGCGGCGGCAGAGTCATACCAAGCTGCTGCTCAATCTGACGGCGATACTCAAAGCCCAAGTGCTCGTTGATGTGAGCCAGCATAGCCTGCTGGAGCGCCGGAGCCATCGGGTTGTTCTGCAAGAGCTGCTGAATTTTTGGGTCCTGCATCGCAGACATGTGGACCGTGATGTGCGCTTGGTGCTCCTGATATGCGAACGCTTTGACGGGTTTGCCCATCAGCACGTTCTGATTCTCGGTCACCGGATCTGTGGGCTTCTGGTCGCCATCCATCGGCACCAGCGACGCCGCATCCTTGACCCCAAGCACATCCAACATCTGCCGGTGCAGCAGAGGCATGTTGTAGATCTGGGGTGACTGCTGTGCCAACTGCATCACTGCTTGGTACTGCACGATCTTCTGCGCCATAGTCGCGGCGTTCGGATCGCTCACCGGGATCACGTCCACGTCATCGTAGTCAGACTTCTTGGCGCGAGGGCTACCTTCATCCGGCTCGTAGCTGTACTCGTCGGGGGTGTATGCCGCGATAATGTTCTTGAGCAAGCCAAGCTCTTGCTTCATCGAGTAATGAACTCGCGCTTGAATAGCCGACATGTTCTTGAGCGTGCGCTCAAGGATTGCCAGCGTCGTACCCACCGGCGCCTGCGCCGACATGTCGCTGATCTGGAGGTCAGTGCTGTTTGCGAACCGACGGCCTTCCTCGACGATCTTGTCCATGAGGCCAGCCAGAACTTGGCTCGGCTCCTTGTACGGCAAGGGCAAGATGTTGTCGCGCATGGTGCCGCTAGGCACGTCCACGTCACGCCATTCTCCGGGAGAGATCGGAGTGTCATCGCCCTTGAGACGCAAGCCACGAGTCTTAAAGCCACCGGGCAGGTTAGACAGCGTACCCGCGTCCACCAGTTGGCGGATGATTGACGTGCCGCTCTTGGCGAAGGCTCCGATCAAGTGGATCAGGCCGAATGCATAGAAGCCAAAGCCCGGGATGTAGAAGTAGTGGACGAAGTGCTGACGCGGCTGGTACGTCTCGTCGTCAGGCTCCCAGTTACGGCGAATAGCCAGAACTTTCTGCGACCCTTTCTCGATTGTGACCACGTAAGGCAGTGCGATGCCTGTGGCTTCCCCATCTTCTTTGTGCTCGTAGCCCTTGAGGTCAAGGTGCACGTGCATCTCCAGCACCTTGTAGCGGTCGTCCGATGTAGCCCTGAAGCCCAGCTTCTCCGCAATTTTCTTCTCGACTTCGTCAAGCAAGTTATTGGGAGCGCCCAGATCAACATCACAGTAGAACCCTGCATGCTGCAAGCGCTTGATGTCGTTCTCGGTCTTACGCATCACGTGCGTCACACGCTCTGCCGAGGCCAAATCGCTCGCGCCGTATGGCACCACAATGTCCTCGGCAGGCACGAACAGAGAGACCTGCCGCTCAAGGTGCGGGTCGTAGTAGACCTTCTTGAACGCGTTGCCCGCCAGAGCCAAGCCCCAGAGCATGCGCTCGTGCTCAGGCCGGTACTCTTTCATCACCTCGGTTAGCTGGTAGTTCATGTCCTCTTGGACACGCGCAGCCGACTCTTTCTTGCTAGGAGTCTCGCGCCCGATAACCTTGGTCTTGACCGGCCCCGCTGCCGGGAATGTGGCCATCATGGTCTCGGACTGAAACTTCACCACCGCCTCAGACAACAGCGGGTGATACACACCACACGCGCCCTGCCACGGCTCAGTGCGCTCTTCAATCTTCAGGCCCAAGAGTTCTAGGCCGTCCACATACGTTTGAATCCAATCTTTGCGACTGCCAATATCTTCGTCAAAGTCCGCGATTAGCTCTGAGGCCAGCGATTGCAGTTCTTCTTCGCTAATCTCTTCTGCAAGGTTGGCGTTGAACTGATCTTCGGTGGGTTTGATCTCAAGCTCTACCCCACCCATGCTGATGCTGACACCCTCGGGATCTTCAATCTCAATCTCAACCATCGGGTCCAGCGCATCTTGCGCTTGGAGTTCCTCCAACCCAACAGGTGCTTCGTACAGAGATTTATCAACGGACATATTTCACCTCAATAGTATTCGCGCTTGCGCCGCCAGCGCGGTTCATCATCTTGTTCATCGGAGTCCAGTTGAATGAAGCCACCCCTGCGGTATCGCAGCAGGGCCTGACTCATGGAGTCCACCATGTCATCGTGTTCGCCCGACGGGAAGGAGGCGACTTCCTCGACCAACTCTTCCGCCCAATGTGTATTAGGAACCCATACCCGCCCGCTTGCAAATAGGTCGGCGACCGCGTTCAGACGAGCTATTTTGTCATTTCCCTTGCTCGGCGTGAACTCTTGGACAGGCACGCCCATCGCACGAAGCTCAAATATGAGCGGAGACCCCGCCGCTTTTGCTTCCACAATGATTGAATCTGGGTCCCACTCCTTGAACTCTTGGTAAGCCCTAGCCTTCAGTTCAGGGAACTCCATGCGCTTTTTGAACGCGTTGAGCAGGATGATGTTTGACTGGGGCTTACCCACGTCGTCGTCCCGGTAGAACACACCCCACGTCGTGCACGCGCTGTAGTCCGCTCGCTCGGTCTTGAGGAACGCCGTATCCCACGACTGAATAATGAAGTCACACTGCGGCGGTGTATCTTGGTCCCACAGCTGCCACCAGTCACGCTTGATGATGGCCGACACGTCCGAGGTGGGAGCCTGCATGTACTGGGCTTGCCACTTTGCCGCCGGAAGTTCCGTTTTTAGGGCTTCCAACTCCTTAAGTGACCAGAACCCCGGCCATAGGGGTTTACCCGAGGGCAAGATAGCCGGGAACTCAATGACGCGCCACTCCTCACCGTCGCGCTGAGCCGCAGCTTTGAGCACCTGCCCGGTCAAATCCTTCTTTGACCACCGCGTCATCACCACAACAATGGCAGCGCCCGGCTGGAGACGCTGCCGAGGGCCTGATGTGTACCACTCGTAGGTCTTGTCGTAGATTTCCGGATTAGTTTCCGCCAGTGTGGCCTCTTGTTCCGAGTGCGGGTCGTCAATAATGAGGATGTCCGCGCCCTTACCGGTCACTGCACCGTTCACACCAATAGCGAAATATTCACCGCCGTAGTTTGTAGCCCACCGACCCGCCGCTTTTGAGTCAGATTGCAGGCTTACCTCGGGAAAAATGTCCTTATACCGGTCTCCATCGACCAAATTTCGCACTTTTCGACCAAATCCGACCGCCAATTCAGCCGTGTGGGAGGTCTGAATGATCTTTTTGCCCGGGTACATCCCCAAAAACCACGCCGGAAGCAGGTATGAGGCGAATTCTGACTTCGTATGCCGGGGTGGCATGTTGATGATCAGGCGTTTGATCTTGCCTTCAGCCACTTGCTGGAAGGCTTCAGCCATTTTCTCGTGGTGCCAGCCATGAATAAACCCCGGCCAGACATATTTGACGAACGCCATGAAGTCGTTTTTGACAACTTCCTTGGTTTTTGCCCTGCGTGCCTCTGCTATTAGTGCACCGATCTTCTGCTGTGCAGCCGGTGGTAGGTTAGGCAGCGCGGCTTCAGCCGCCGCAAGTAGCTCAGGACTCATCGGTAGGCATCTTCCCAAACTCTTCGTCCAGATCTATCTCTGCAACTGCTTTGGGCGTGTCCTTGGGCGTCACATCAATCACCTGCCCGGTGAACAACTCCAGCGTTTTCTTCAGATCTGACTCGATGTCGTTAATGGTGCGGTGCGTCACGGTGATATCTACCCGCTCGCTGAACAGGCCCACGTTGGATACCTTGCCCAGCAACTCCAGTGACTTCAAGCGCACCTTCGGATCTGGGTCCGTGCTCTCGGCAATGAGCTTGTTGGTCACGTAGTTACGCAGGCGACGACCCACGTCGAGGACTTCTTGGTCCCACTC